ATCCGATATTTCGCCCCCGAAATCAAACGTTACTTTGTAAAGGTTGTGCGGTTGAGACGGCAACCACGCAACGCCCATTTGCGTTGTACCCACCGGAACCGTTGTACGTAAATCGGTGTATGTCGGTTGTTCTGTTGAACCAATCCCGGTATATCCGGTTACATTCCCGGCGGCATCCCAAAACGTAAACAAAGCCATTGAAACCCCGCCAATCTTTCCCGACGCTTGATATATTTCGCCCGGCGTTACATCTTTGAATGTGTAGGTATAAGAGGACGCCCCCCGTGCCTCATTCTTATTTTTTCTAATATCATAGAAACACAATATATCGTCGGCGGTCATTTCCTCGGCAATCAATATCGGGTTCTCTAACAATTGGTCGGTTACGTTCTTAACCTCGGCTAATGTGTCCTCTATTGCTGTAAACCGTGCGTTCAAATCCAACGTAACCTTTTCGATTTTGTTGTTGGCATACGATTTAGACGTTGCGACCGCCATTTGTGTTGCTCTCAATGGAACCTTAACGGTTTCGTTGACGTGTTCGGAACTATCCCCCGGTATTTCCGTACCTACATTTTGGTCGTCGTCATTAAAGAACACAACGCCCGCCATACCGGACGCACCGACACGAATAGTAAGACGGTAATAATTGCCGGGAACCACATTAACAATTTGCGTTGCATAGATCGAACTTGCAACCAACGTTTTTGTTGCCGCATTGGGGTTATAATACCCGGCAACGGATAAATCCAACGGGATAACCGTACCGATACCGCCGGAATAAACATTGCTCATTAATTCGTCCAATAAATCGGCTTGCGCAATGTTGGTTTTTACTTTCTGCCAACCCGTCGAAATGTTTTGCAAAATCGAAATTTCCCCGGATACAATCAACCCCGAAAAGTTGATATATTGCCCCTCGCTTATCGCAAGGTAGAAAACATTTACGTCCGGCGTTCCGGGATTGGTCGCCGGGGTCGCAACTCCCATAAAGATACGCCCGGTTGCCATGCTGTTTATAATGCTTAACAACGTGTTTTGCATTATTTGCCCGGTAATCTCTTTGTTGCCGTTCGCCTTAATTACGGCGGTTACGGCGGCTTTTAATTGTTCATAATTTGCCATACTCGTAAATATAAAAAGGTTGTTTAATTCCTGTAATCGTCGTTGAAATCGTTATTGAAATCTCCGGTTAATGGTTCTAACAATCGCCCTATCTTTTTAACGACCGTATCGGTTGTAAATTCAGCCTCAACCGACGCTAAATTGCCCTGCGTTTGCCATTTCGGGGTAATCAAAAACGTATCGCAATTATATTCGTTTCCCATACTCGTAATAATTACGTGGTCGGATAATCGAACCAATCGCAATGCGTCGCACATAAATTCGGACGCCAAAAAGACGAACCGAAATGTTTTTGCGCTCAACTGTTTTTCCGGGAAAAAAAAGCCGTCCCGGTTTTCCCCTTCTTCGTCAAATGTATATTCCGGCTTTCCCAACTGCGAACATAGGTAAACGAAATTACGGTACAAATCCCCGTAATCAATGTGTCCGCCCTCGTAATATAAATTTTCTTCGTCGTACCAAACTATTTTCAGATACCCGGAAACGTCATTTACGACTGTGAAATTATCGGAATACCAACGTTGTACGCCGTCGTACATTTCGGCGTAATATATACCCTCCGGGACTTGCAAACCCATTGGCAACAATGCGGGATAAATCAAAAGGTCGTAACCGCTTGATTGGAACCGCTTAATATGCAACCCGGTATCCTGTATCGGGTTTGTTATGTCTGCAAACAATGTTCCGTCCTGTTTACGCAAATAGACGCTACGTATTGTATTGCTTCGTGTCGCCCGGCGCAATTGAAACGGCGGCAACGTACCCGCCAAAGCAAAAAGCGGGTAAACGTCGCCATACGCATACGATTTGCGGGCGTTTTGCTGTGATATATCCGTGTACCACGGCAAAGGGGTTAAATTATTATTCGGTGTCATACTTTAATGTTACTTTATTGGAACGACTGCACAAATTTACTGAAATCTTATCAATTTGACCGTTACCGATATACGTTTTAATTAAGTGCATCGGGTTAATGTCTTGGTTGGTCGGGAAAACAACCGTTTGTTTTTTCTTACGTTCAATGCCGTATGCGTATGTCCTTTGTTGGTTAATACGTACATTACGGGCGGGTAAATCATAGACGTAATAATTGGGTTGCAAATATACCATTGACAAATAACCGTTTTGCAAAACGTATTCTTCGTTGTCAATCGTGCGTTCAATGAACGGCAACGAATATTTCGGCAATATATTGACCGCTAACGGTCGGTTTCTCATACCTTGAATTGCAACCCGTCGGGTTCCGGCGGGAAAACTAATTGGTTGGTCTGTAAAATCCTTAACGGTTCCGGTTCCTACAAAATCATCGCTTTGCCCTAAATATTTTCCGTTGGCATCCCAAAATGTCGCCAATACGGACGTAACGCCCCGGATTGTTCCGGTTGCATATATCGCCCCAATATCGGCGGACACATTGGCGACCAATGCGACAAATTCCGAAAAATCATACTTTTTACCCTGCCAATACAATGTACTTTCTTGCGTGGTTTGGTTATAACTCTGAAAACTCGGCAACGCCGCAAACAACGCAAAACCGTCGTCGGACACATTGGACGGGTTCAACAACATATAATCAATATCGGCGTTGAAATTAGAAACGTTCACATCTTCGATTTTCCCGGCTGTAACGTACTTACTTAAAACCTCTATCGGGAACCCCTCAAACGCCCGTGTACAATCGTCCATCCATGCGAATTGATAACGTTCCGGCATATCCACTTTATCAAACGACCATGCCGACGACGCAAACCCCCACGTTTTCCGGTTCCGGGGATTTAACAACGTTGTCAAATCGTAATCGACAATTTGATTATAACCATATTGCCCGCCATTACGGAACCATTGTATATGCTCAATCTTAAATTTGCCGTCCTCAATATACCAAAAGCAACGGAAACAATCCCGCAACATATTCGTAACCTGTTGCAAGGTTATCGGGGCTTTTTGTGCGGGTTGGTCGTAATAACTGTATTTGATATTAGTTTTTTGCGTCAAAAGCAAACGAAACGCCGTGTACGTAATCGGGTTATTGGCTCCGTACAAAAATTGCGAATATTCCGGCGTACCGTCGTGCGTAATGCCGGGGGCAAACTGTTTCAACAATACCGAAATAACAGAATACAACGGGTATGTATCCCGCAATGTATATTCTTTTCGCCCCTCAACCTCTATAATGCTATCCATTATTGCGAACCCGAACCAAATAGAGGCATAACGCCACGTTGACCGGGCAATTGGGTAATACTTTTGGTTCCAAATCGAATACGGGGGCGTAAAATACCCGCCATTATCCGCCAATCCGTATTCCGTCGGGGTATTGGTTGTTTGGTTGGATATATACGCAACGTCAATGGCGTATCCAATCGAATAACGATAATTACGGTTATTATCTACTATATCATCGGCGGGGATTGGGTACGTATTAAGCCCTAATATTTGCTCAACATCTAACAGATAACGAACATACACGTTGTACGTTGCCATTTCAACGGTTAACGTCCCGGTTGCCCCGGAACCGCTTACGGCTGTCATTGTAAATTCGGCATTATCCCAAACCTCATTGCCCGAAAACTGTTTTACGTAACGATATAAAACAACCCCGTCGGAACGGCGGACAAAATCAATTTGCGCATACGAAAAGAACGGACGTATATAAACCTGTGTAACCCGGATATAATACCCGTTATTACTATCCGGGGACAATGTACCCGTAAAATTATCATCTTCCAATGTCATACGCCCGGCGTATAATCCTTTCATTGTTGCGTCGCCCGTACTGTTTGGCGTAACATTCATTTCCTTTAACATATTGCATAATGCGAAATGATATGTATTAACAAGGGCGTTGCGGTCGGATACGGCGTTGGCGTCTTGTTCCCAATACAAGCCCCCCAAAAAACAGGAAACAACGCTATCGCCGGGTAAATATACCTGTATCAACGGGCGTTTCTTCATCGACAACCGGGTAATTGCCGGGGCTAACGGGATTAAATTATATTCCTTTTCCAATCCCGCCAATACGTCGTTATATTCGTCCAACGTATCCGGTTGAACGGTACATTTTCTATCGTCGTCGCTCCACTCGCAATCGGTTTTCATAAATTTACCCGTGTAGTATTCCGACCATGTAACGCCGCCGTCGTCGCTTTTGTATATTGTTAATATAAACTCGGTTTCAAAAGCCATTTGCGCCAAATAGTCATAATCAACGCCGACAAAGGATATTTTGCCGGACAATTTCGGACGATAAAAACGTTGGTTTGTTTCTAATGCGTATTCTTTCGCCAAATCGTCCTTATAATTCGGGTTGACCTCTTTTTGCAAATACACATACAACCCCGACCAATAGGCAACCGGGACGGATATACGAACAAACGCCGTGTTTTCCGGGGTTGTAATTAGTTGGGTTGACGGGTCGAAATATTGTATTAACGTGGCGGGTTGGGACGGCAACCACGCAAAACCCATTTCGGTTGCTCCTTGTGGTACGGTAACGTCTAAATTCGTGTATGTGGCGTTTGGGCTTTGTCCTTGACCTTTATAGCCAACGACGTTTCCCAAAATATCCCAAAAGGTAAACAATGCCATAGAAGCCCCGCCAATCGTCCCGGAACCCCGGAACCGTTGCCCGGCTTGGACTTGAAAAAACATATACGAATAAGAGGACGAACCCCGCCCCGTATTTTTGTTTGAATTGATATTGTAGAAACAATTTTTATCGTCCTGTCTTAATGTTACAGTTTCTTGCGTCGGCGGCACATACGTGCCAATTCGTACTTTGAGGCTGTTATAATAGCAAATGCGGGTTATCGGGAATATCTCGTATAACGTCCGGGGACTTACTGATATATAACCACTCGTATTGTATGAACTGTTGGCAACGGTTGTTCCGTCGGACACAAGCAACGCCCCGGTTTCCGTTCCGCTTAAATACGGATTAAACAAATTGTCGTTTGTTGCAATGTTAAATCTATAAATTGGGTTCATATCAATTGTTTTTTATTTTACGTCGTAAATTCTTGTATAACTCAATCGTTCCGTCGGACGTTGGGATAAATCGGCGGCGGTTCATTTCCTTAATTTCTCGGACGTCGTTTTGCAATTCCTTAATATCCGGGGATTGCCCGTTTACATTCAAAACGATACCGTCGCCCCCGGCGTATGCGTTGCCGTAACGCTTGGCGAACGTACCATTGTTTAACGACTTGATAACGTCCGGGATTAACTTACGGTAACGGCGGGAATTGCGTTTATTGATAACGGCGAAAAATTCCCCGCCCTCGGCACGTCGCCGGGTTCCGTCCGGCTTGGTTCCTAAATCAACATCGTTGCCGGATTGGTGCGACCCACCGCCCAACAATTCAACCGTACCGTCGCCGTAACTTTCCGACCCGCCCCCCTCGGCGGCTTTCGACATTTGGGCGGCTTTGATTTTGGCGGCGGCGAATGAAGCCCACATAACAGCAATTGCCGGGATTGCAAACGGGAACCCCAATTGCGACCAAATCAAAGCGGACGCCGTTACAAGGTTTCCGATTTGTTGGATTGTCTGTATTGCCGCCTGTGCTTTCTGCGCTTTCTGTTGTTCCTTTAACGCCTTTTCTTGGTTCCGTTTCGCTAAATCCAACTCTTTTTGCGCATATACTACGTTTGAGGCATAACTGTTCGCCCTTGCTTCCAATTCCGCATCCAACGCCCGTTGTGCGCTGTCAACCTCTTTGTCGGCGGCGGTTACGGCGGCTTCCGCCGCTTGTATCTTGGCATCTAAAAAGGTGTTCAATTGTTCCATTGCGAACGACACGGACGTACTTATTGCCTCCTTTTGGTCGTCGTCCAAATTCAGCCCAAACAAACCGTAAATGTCTGTTCCTCGTTCCTCTCCTTTTGACTGCTCAATTTCTTGGTCAATCTTTTTTATTGTGTTTTGAATTGTTTGTACTTCAACATCTGACAATTTATTGGCTGCTTGCTCGTTCAATTCTAATACCTTTTGCAAACGTTCCTTTTCTGCCTGCAAACGAAATTGGGTTTTCCGGGCTTCTGAATTTCTTAATAAATCAAATTCAGATTGCGCCAACGCTTGTTGCTGGTCAAACATCATTAATTGCGCTTGCAAATATTCGTCGGCAATTGCGTTTCCCTTAACGTCAAATCCGGCATTAATTACCCCGGCGTCCTGCTGTTGTCCGGTCGGCTTTTGCTCATTCTGCAACAATGCTGTTTGTCTTTCATTCTCTAACAACTGCATACGCAATTGTCGTTCCTGCTCGCTTCCCTGCTTAACCGCTTGCAAACGTAGTTCAATGCTTTCTTTCTGCAATGCCAATTCTTGCAACTGCCGTTCTTGCTCTATTTTCAACAACGCCTCTGTCTGCTGTTGTTCTAACGCCGTAATTGTTGCGTTTATCGCCTGCCGTCCGGTTTCGTTCAAATCCTTTTCGGTCTGTAATTGGTGCTGCAAATCCTCAATCTGTCGGGAATACTGATATTGCGTTTGCTGCCGACGCTTTGCCCATTCGTCGCTTTCCAACTGCAATTGTGCATCCTGCAATTTCCGGGTTGCCTCCAAATTCTTTTTATAAGCCGCTTCAATTTGCTTTGCTTGTTGTTCTGCCGCCTTTTCCGCATCGCTTTTACCCCTTGGCGTTACGGTTGGGTTCTGTGTCGTTACGGGCTTATTGTCTGTTTGTGGCGTCGGGGTATCTCCAACAGAAACCGGGATTGTTAACGGTTTTATTTTCTTTTGCATACCCTCCAAACCCTCTTGGAAATTTTCTGTTATGTCTTTAACTTGGGCTTTAACCAAATTTCCGTACGCTGCCGCATAATCTGCCAATCCTTTTTTTACGTCGTCAAAATCTAACGTAAACGCCCCCTTTAATGCGGTTCCGGTTGCTTTGACTATATCAATAAAGAATCCAAACAAATTTCCCAACGTATCAAATGTTGTTTTGAATCCGGCAACAATCCCATTCCAAATTGCACGTATCAAAACACTTTCATTGTATAACTCAATCAAGTAATTGACAACATCAATAACCCCTTTTATTATCGCCGTCAATCCTTGGTTAACAAAAACTTTTGCCTGCGTTGTCAACGTTTCAAAATTTCCTCCGGTTGCGTCAAACAACCCGGATAATGCGTTTTGCAACTCAATTTGGCTTTGCAATTGTTCCTCCTGCAATTGCGCCAAAACTCCGGCTTTCCCTTTTACTTCATCCATGTTTGTTGAAATATCTTTCAACGTGCGCAAATACTGCAATCCGGCGTCCTCTCCGGGACCCCCGAATATATCTGCAATTGCAGCCCCGACCGTTGCCGCATTATCCGGCAATTCTGCCAATTTTGCGGAAACGTCTTGTATAACATCGAACGTTGTTTTGGTTCCGGTCTGCAAATCTTTTTGAACTTGTTCCGACGAAATACCGATACCGTCCAAAGCCGCCGCCGTCGCCGTCGTCATTTCACGCAAACGCAAATTTGCCTCCTTAATTGCGTCAACGCCTTTGTCCGAAAAGATACCCATTTTGTTTGTTTGGGCTACAATCGCAACAAATTGGTCTGCTGATATTCCAGCCTCTTTGAAATATGCCGGGTATTCTTTCAACGTGTCTAAAAATTCCCCGTTCGCATCGGCTCCGGACAAAAAACCATCCTTAACCAACTGCAATGCCTCATTTGCAGAAATACCAAATTGTTTTGATAATGCGTTTGTTGCAATCAATGTTTCCCGGAAATCTGCGTTGAATGAATCGGCGACGGCTTGCACCTCATTTCTAAACGCTTTCAAATCATCGCCACTTTTCCCGGTAAATTGTTGCGTCAATCTCGTTGCCTCAACTAACCCGGCGTTATAATCGTACCACCATTTAAACGCCGCACCCGCCGCCGCAATTCCGGCAATCGCCAAAAAAACCGGGTTTGAAAGTAATCCCAACAAAGTTTTTCCCAATGCTTTTGCCCCGTCGCCAATAGCTGTAAAAACGGCTTTACTTTCAGCCCCGCCACGTCCTAACGCCAAAAGACTTTCGCCAAATGCGCTATTTAAACCTAACGTTTCTTTTAATTTGTCGCCATACGCAATAATTGCGTCGGACGCCTCCGTATAATTTCCGACGTTCAATTGAAATTTCCCGGTTGCTTCCTGCAAACGTTTCATTTCTTCGTATATTTCTTTGGTTTGTGCAACCAATTTTCGCCCCTCCTCGGTGTTTTCCCGTTCGGCTTTAGTCATGTTGTTTAAATAAATCTTATTCAATGAATATTGCGCCGATAAACGGTTATAACTACCCTCGGCGGATTGATTTATTTTCACAATCAGTTTATTAATTTGGTTCGCTTCCTGTTGTGCCAATTTTAACTCGGCTAACTTTTTGGCGTTCTCGCTTTCTGCAAACGCCAAATCACGTTGCGCACGTGCCAAACGTTCCGCATCGTCTGCGGCTTTCTTGGTTGTGTTCCTGCCGTCCTCGGTTGCCCCGGAAACCTTTTGCAGAACCGCCGCCAACTGAATTGCTTCCGCCCTAATATTTTTCAACGCATTTGTATATGCGTCTGAAAGTTCATCCAATTGCTTTATCAAATCAGTAATCGAATTATCGGGGCTTACCAAATCAGAATATTTAATTGGGTTGTTGTTATCTGCCATATATCCGACTATTTGTTTTTGTTATTTTCGGGCAATTTGCCCTACAATCAATTTTCTTTTCTCAAATGTATAATTTATCGTCTGAAAAATAAAACACCTTAAATCGCCTTATTTTGGCTTTTTCTGCTTGCTTTTTTCGCTTGCTCCTTAATGTATTCAAATGCGTTGTAATATTCCAAAACGGTAAACGATTTTGGGTTTACGTGCAAATGTTGGGACAACATCAAACACATATTTTCAAACTGCTTGTCGTATTGTATTTCCACGCTATCCGACCCGCTAAACGATTTGGGTTTTGTATAAGTCAACAACAACGTCGTAATATGGTCTATTTCTTCTCGTTTGTCGCTTTCGTCCCCCTTTATTATCGCATCCAACATTAACATCGTGCGTTGCTTCAATTGGTCGTAATACTCTTTAACCGTGGCGTCGTCGAATAGTTTAGGAAAATACAATTGCAATTCTTTATCTATTTTTTTTTTGACCGCTTCCAATTGGGCGGTCAACTCGGCGTTCGGCGCATCGGCGAATAAATCCAATACCTTTTGCAAACCGTCCGCCGTCATATCGTTGTATTCGGTTCCGTCCACTGACTTAACCAAACAGGCAAACGCCAAATACTTTGGCGATATGGCGGATTGGACGAAATAAACGTTTTGCCGCAAATTATCCAATTCCTTTTCCGCCAAATCCGGCTTTTCCTTTCGGATAAACCGGATTGCCTTTTCAATATGCGCATCCCAATCGTTCAAATCCGACCCAACCCCGGCGTCGATAAGCAACATTTTGTTATATGCGTGAAATCGCAAAATCGGCAATTCGTCGATACTGTCGTACAACACAACCGCCCGTTCCCCTATCTTTGTCGTTTTCATAAGAGTATGCGGGTTATGACTGTTGAACAAAACGGAACCAATAACAATGCCGGGTTCCCGGTGCATATAGCAAACAGGACGGACAAAACGACCCCCGCCCACCATGATAAGCAAAAGCCGCAATTGAACATCTTAACAAAAAAGTCGTTGCCGTGAACTTGGACGTACTCAATAACGCCCCACTTTTTTAACAGGGTCAACAGGAACGCCGCCACGGTTGCCACGACCAAAACCCAAATAATGAAAGTTACCATATTGTTAAATGTTACAAGGTTGATTAACTGACAATACACCCTCAAAGCGAAAACCGCCGAACGGGTGCATTAAAAATTGATTATCTATTTCGTCCAACGTAAACCCACGGTACACGTTTTCCGCCAACTCATAAATCCGGTTTATTACAATCGTCCCGTCTTTCAGCCAAAAACCGCCATTTAGGACGGTCAATATTTCGTTCTTCAATGCCTCGGTATTCCGGTTGTTGAGTTGACCGGGGTAAACCTTGCGCAAATCGAACCAAACAATAAGGGAAAACGGGGCTTTAATCTCGCTTTGCTCTTTGGGAACCCAACCGACCGTTTGCGGGTCGTCTATCCAAAAGAACGAAAAATTGCCAATATTGGCATCCGGGGAAACGTCGATATAATCATTGTCGCCTCTCCATTCCGTCCCGCCCGCATATACGTTCGGGGTATAATAGCGTTTGCCCTGTATCACTTTGGCGATACGTTGCGCCCGCCCAAATGCAATATCCAACCAATCGACGTTATCCATTAACCCGGTTTGTATGTTCCCCAAAACCCGGTCGATTAAAACCGGGTTGGGAATTATAGGGGTTGTTCTCTTATTCGTTGCCATATAATACGTTTTTTGCTTTCTTCATTAAGTCCGGGAATATATATTGCCAAATCAACGCCGCAATATTTTCGTCCGTCAATCCCAATATTTGCCGCCCGTACTTTTTTATTAAGTCCTCCGTTTTGAAATCCGACGCTTTTATTTCAAACTGTTTGTCGCCGACTTCCAAAAAAAACGACGCTTCAAAATCCCCGGTATCCCGTAACGTTACCCGGTTTGTCGGTTGTCCCTTTTCCTCCTTTATGGCTATCGTCAACGGCGAATACGGGGCGTAATCCATAATATCCACGCCCAAACGGTTAATACCCTGTTCAAACAATTGTTCCTCGGCGTTCATATCAACAATATAGGCGTCATTGTCCCAAATGATTTGTTTAATGTATGCGCCGGACGATAACCCGTTGTTGAACGTGGCAACCCGGTTGCGTAAATCCTGTATTGACTTTAACCCCGCCATAATCTTACGTTGTCCGGTATTTTACGCCGTGGTTATTACAAGTAAGGCAAATACGGTCGATACCCTGCGTATCCAACCGCAACGCCTCGTATGCTTTTTTAAGGTCATAACCCAAACCGCCGGGGCGACCCTCAACGTTGCCGTCCAATTCGTAAAGAATTTCCAACCGGGTTGCGTTTACTTGGTTCCGGTTTACCTTAACATCGGGGTTCATTGCCAACGTGCGCAACATGATTGCGGCGACCTGTCGTTGGATAACCGTTTGGAAAATCTGCCTTTCCTTAATGATAAAATCCGTTAGGTCGCAACCAACGGTTATTTCGCAATTCAACCCGTAATTCTGCGTATTGGTGTACATCGTCAACGCAATATCCCACAACTCCGGGTATTCGTCGAATGTTTCCGGGGCGTTCATCATAAACGGGGATACCTGTAAATACTTGGTTATTTCCCGCCAACGCTCCAAATCAACATAACCCGTACACGTCCCGCACGGCTCCCGGCTCCAATCCTTTGTCATGTTAATTGCCTGCATCCCGGCGGGCAAATCGTTTTGGTTGTAACAAAGAAACCACGACCCCCCGGCGTTGTTTCCGGTACTGATATACGGCAAATAACAATCTTTCAACGGGAACCATTGAAAACCGCCGTTTGTCTGCGTAAAATTCAAATCAAACGTCTTTATCGGGTCAATTTGGGACGAATGGAAAAGATACATACGAACAACCCCGGTTGCGCCCGTCATTTGCAACCCGATTTGCTCGATTTTCATTGTTACGCCCATAGAACGAACCGGGACAATTTCAAACCCGACTAATTTATGATTATTCGGCAACGTCGCCCGGATACGTCCCGCACCGTCAAAGAACGTGCGCCGCTCCAATAGGTTCTTTGTTTCCTTATCCAATCCCTTTATTTGCGTGAATGTTTGTACCATTTGCGCAATACCGTTACGGGTCAACCGCTCCAAATAATCGGAAATGAAATTGTACGGTTGCCAATAGGGGTTGCCGTAATCGTCGTTGTAATCGTCGTTAAAATCGCTTTCGGTCGGTTCCTCGTTTTGGTTGTCCCGTGCTGCAATCCAAACTTTGTTGTTGTGGCGAACCTTTGCCCCGGCTTTGTATTCCCTTATCATATTCCAATCCGGATATTGAAAAACGAAATCATCCGGGACGATTGCCCGGACATTATCCAAAGTAACAAGGGGGTGCGCACCTTGAAACGTCAAACCGCTTTCCGTCTGCGTTAAATTGTCGTCTATCGCCTTTGCCGGGTCGTATGATTGTTCCCACCCGACGACGTGCAATAACTTATCTTGTATTTCCTTAATCCTATACATAAGCCCAAATATAACCGCCGCAAGTTTTTTTTATACCCTTACAGCATTTAACAATATTACTATCATTTAAACCCGTTTCCCGTTGTGCGTCTTTTACTGATAAGAATGTTTTTATCAAATCTCCGCAAATGGAATACATCGCAATTTGTTTTGCTCGTTGGTGCAATCCGCCTAATCTCCCAACCATATATTCGCCAATCTTTTTATTTAGGCGTGATTTTGTTATTGGATTATTACAATTTTCTTTGGTTGTAACCCAACGCAAATTGTCCGCCCTATTATTCGATTTGTCACCGTCGATATGGTCAACACATGGTTTGTTGTCCGGGTTCGGAATGAAAGCCGCCGCAACTAATCTATGAACATTAACAGATTTACGAGTACCATTGCACAATACTACAACATTATACCCGTGCTTATTGGGAACGGATTTAATTATCTTTGTATTATTACGCACGTTTCCGTAATTACTTATTTCATAATTTGGGAAATCGTATATTACTTTCCAACTTTCCATATCATTAATTAAAAAAAAGGGGGGCGGGGATAACCACCCCGTCCCCTCGGTTAAAACTTGAAATCCTTTGAGAAATCGTTATTAAAATCCCCCTTATGCACCACCCCCGGCGGGAAATTCCCCGGCGTTGGTTACATATACGGGCATTCCTAACGGTTCGTTCGGGTTGCGTGCGGCAATTTCGGCTTTGATAATCGGATTTGCCACGGTATCCGGGTTGCTGTTGTAAGCAACCATATACGCCACGTCAACGGAAAATCCGAAATACTCCTTAACGGCGCACGTCAAATCGGCGGTTGCGTCGCCCATAATTGCGGACTGGTCGCCAACGGCGGTGTAATAGTGCGAACCAACGGGCAAATCAATGTACGGCAAACGTACAACGTCCCATTCGTGGAAATTCGCACGGGTGCGGCGCAATGCCTCACGGTCAACACGTGTAAGGATACCAACATTACCGTCAGCAACGGCAAACATGGTTCCCATTTTGCCCGCTTCGTCGGTTACGTTGTTCGTGTAATGTAAAACCTTATTGTCGTACTCCATGCGCTTGTTTACGTCGTTGTAAACGCCATGTTGTGCAAGTTTACGTATAAGGCTATCAACCCCGGCGTTGGCGATAATGTGGATATATTCCGGGTAACAGTTAGCCCGCATAATCGGGTTAATATCGCCCAAAATCTCGGTCGCCATTTGGGTTGGAACCTGTACAACGTTGCCCGACTGCGTGTAATTAAGTAACGTTTTGAACACCTGCGTTTTGTTTGCCTCCAATGCGGCAACGGCTCCGACGTCCAATTTGTCCGCCAAAGCACGGCACGTCTTTTCCATTTTGCGCAAAAAGTCGTGTTCATAGGAAATTTCGTTGTTCATGTAGGCGGCGGGAACCATTGTAAAGCCAATGGCATAAGTCGCCCAAACAACCGTTACCAATGCGGACGTATTTTCATCGTCAGCGATAACGCACGAACGGACATTGCTAACCTGTACATCGCCGTCGTAATTGATAACGGGTACTTGTACCGTGTTACCAATGGACGCAAACGCACGGTCACGCAAATTGGGGTTAATGATTGAGGACGGGGCGTTGGTTTGCTCAATGAAAAAATCCAATGCGCCATACTCACACGGGCGGGTCATATTACGGTCTAATTCCGGGTTTTCAATCCGCCAATTCTGCAATCTTGTTGCTACTAATGACATAATGTTAAAAATTTAATTGTTATTAAATGCGGGTTTACCCTTTACCCGTGATTGTTTACTTTTCCGGCAATGCGGCAATATTGTTGTCCTGCCATGCCTGTTTCATTGCGGCGTCGAACTTTTCGGAACCCGCCGTTAAGCCCTGCGCCATAAGGTTTGCGGCGATTGCTTCGTAAGCCTCGACACGGGTTTTTGCGCCCGTTACGTCAATGGTTGTTCCGCCACCACCGCCGGAACCGCCCGCCGGGGGAACCGTTCCGCCGCCTCCGGCTTTGCGTCCCTTATCCAAAATACCCATTGTTTCCAATTCCTTTGCCAACAGGTCGCCGGGGGTGTACGGGTTCAACTGATTGTTCGGGTTACGCATAATTGCGCCGCTTTCGTCCTTAAAAGCAATGATTTTGCCGCCTTTGCCGTCGTCGATATATTCGGGATTCATACCCTTAATTTTGTCGATTGCTTGCGCTAACAAAACCTTTGTTGCGCTTTCGGGCAATCCCGGTTTGAATTTCAACCCGGCGATTGCGGTCTGCAATGCACCCTCGATACGAACGCCGAACAATTCCGTTTGGAATTTCTTTTCGGCTTCATCGTACTTGCTTTTGAGGTCGTTAAACTGCGTTGTTACCGCCGTTAAATCGGCTTTCGCCTGTTTCAATGCCTTTGCCGTTTCCGCATCGGTCGCACCGTCGGCAATTGCCTTTTCCAAACGTGCCTTTTCTTTCGTCAGACTGTCGATTTGGGTTTGCAATGCGCTTGCGCTTTCCGCTTTGGTTTTGAACTCGGCGACCACACGTTTTGCGTAATCAAACGTTTTTTCGGTTCCATTCTTTGCGATACCGGACGCCGCCAAAATATCGGCATCCAATCCGCCGTAAATTTCGCCCGTCTTTTTCGCTATAACGCTATTTTCGTCGTTAGCGGACAATGTAGTAATTGCCGCAATTTGTTCGTCGGTCAATCCGGCTAACGCCGCATTTGCCCTTAATATTTCGCTTGTTAATGCCATAATCTTACCCTTTGATTATTTGGTTTATAATTAGTTACTTTTTCGCTCCGGTTTTGCCCTCGGCGTCCGCCTCTGCCTTTGCTTTGGCATCGGCTTTGGTTTCCTTTACAGGTTCCGCCGGGATAACTCCCGCCGCTTTCAATTCCGCCATAATTTCCGCTTTTAAGGCGGCTTTCTCGGCGGCTTTTGCTTTGGCGTCCGCCTCTTCCTTTGCTTTGGCATCGGCGGCGGCTTTCTCGGCGGCGGCTTGCTGTTGTTCGGCGGTACGCTTTGCGGCTTCCTCGGCTTGCTGTTTTACATACTCGTTGGGGTCGTGCAAAATGGTAATCGTGTACCCCTGTTTTCTCATTGCGTCGGCAATGCCATTTTCAAAGCCTTTTTTGCCGAACTTTTGGATACGGGGGATTGATAACCTTTTGCCCGTTTCGCTGTCGAACTTGCGCACCTCAATAATGCAATGATACAAATGTTGTTCATTGCTCGGTACAATGTAGTTTTCCGGGTTGACGTCGGTAATTGCGACGTCCTTTGTCTTACCCTCGGTTGCTGTTTTCACTCGCATACTCATTAAATTTACTTGTTATTACTCTGATTTTATCGGCGAACGGTATTTGTGTGCCGAACTCCAATAGGTTTGTATTTTCCCGTTCAAATCTGCGTACAAAGTTAGCGAAATTCAATTTTATACGCAATTCGTTTTCCGGTATAAGGTTACGCCCGTATAAATCCAAAACCTCGTTACGTGTCAAATGTCGGTACGGCTCCAATTCTGCCAATATTAACATACGTTGCAATTGGGTTTGGTTGTTCCGGTATTCCGTTTCGATTATCTGATTTTGTAGGGCGTCTAATTCCGCCTCGCTTGCGCCGCTATCCTTTGCGGCTTTATAACGGTTTCGCAATTCGCTTGCGTCGTACAAATAGAACTCCGTGCCGTAATTGACTTTTGCCGACACGAACAACGACCCATAACGTAAACGGCAAACGGTTTCATCGACAAATTGTTGCGCCGCCTCAAATCCTTTCTTTACCCGGTTTAATACCGTGGATTGGCTTTCAAATGCGGCTCTAACCTGTTGTTCGTTGAACGCTTCCCGTTGCGTTATTTCCTCGTTTTGTCCTACAATAGCGGTTATAATGTCCTCACGCAATCGGCGTTCCTCATCAACGTTATAATCCAAACTACTACGGTCAACGGTCAACATTTGCACCGGGTTTCTTAAATCCGGTTGTTTGTCGCCGTCGGGTATCGGTATTTCCACGAACGAACCCGCCCCGGTAATCCGTTTTTCCCCGCACTTGGGGCAACGCATCAACAACCCGGCTTGGTCTAACCTGTAATACCCTTGTTTGTCTTTCAAAAACCCACCGTCGCAATAATCGCCATTTTCGGCGTTACTGAAATCGCACGATTGTTCGTAACCGGAATATATCGGATACGCTCCGTACATATCCAAATGACGCTTTGAAATGTGGAAAAACAAAAACCAATCCAACGCCTCCAATTCCTTTGTAAGCGGGGATTGTTTAACGTCGGGTTCCTCCAAATTCATAGGTTCGTCCCAAAAGAACCGGGCGGGGCAATATCCTAAATCGTGCGGACTGTCAACCAACAGTTCGCCAATATTACCCCCGTCGCTCTCTCTGAAAACCCGGTAACGTTCGTTATCTATCACGGCAATACGTTTGTCGTGCTGACGGAAAATTATCCAATCCATAACGCCCGTTGTCCGGTTCGCTTCAAAGGTTATTACGCTGTCAATTGGCAACCAATAGAAATACGGTGCGGGGTATCGGTCGGCGGGGCTTTGCTCGGCGGGCAAATCAACTATTAAAACGCTGTTTATTTCCGTCTTGAAAAACTCCCAACCCTTTGTACTCCATATTTCCGGCTCTCTTAAAACGTCCTGTCGGTAATATTCCCAATCGTCCCTTTGTTCGCTATTCATAAACTGATAGTTGAACGCCGGGTTACGACCGTCGAAAATGCGGCTTAATTTGGCAAAACAAATGTCCGTTACCTCGTTGGTACGGACGGGGTAACGGAACAATGTTTTGAAAATTTTGAATTTATCCGCCGGGATAAGGTTTTGAACCCACGCCAAAAAATCGGTCGCCGGCAAACACATTAAGGGCGTAACGTTGGTTTGAGCGTGAAATTTAATGCGGTTTTGGTGTCTAACCGCCTTATTTATCGTCGCCCGTTTCCGTGGTTCCGCTATTTCCTTTTTTATGCGTTCTAACTCTAATCCCATATTCGTTGCTAAATTCAAATGGTGTTTTTTCGGGCAATCTCCAACCGCCGTTGTTTGGCATACGCAACAAACGTTCGGCGTGGTTAATCTCGTATTCCTCGGCTGTGATATTTAGGGGCGGACACTCCAACACAACCGTTGTTCGTTTTGCGCTCATTATCCCGCAACCGCTTTAAGGTCGGTTAATGGATTGAACGCCGGGGCGACAATCGCCAAATCATCCGACCAATTAGGCAGGAACGACCACGAAATAGCGTTGCTGTCGGGGGCTTCCAATCCGCCCAATGTTTTGTCCCCAACAAATAAGGAACGAATAGGAACCGGGAAATATGTACCCTCCGTATCTCCCTTAATCGCTCCGATTGCGCCGTTTTCGTCAAATAGGAATATTCCCAAATTATCGCCCCAACTTTCGCATTGCATTTCTTTCAATGCCTTAATTACGGCTTGCGGGGCTTTGCGAATAACTCCGGTAAACGGGGTTGGTTCACGCCCTATAATTTCCTCAATGCCTCCCAACGTTTCGTTACCGCCTCCAAAGGTGCGGGCGGCTCCCGCCTCGGCGGTCGGGGCTTGGATATAAGGGGAAACAACCACTTTCGTACTATCCGCCGCCGACAATAGAGGCGTCCACGACGCCAACGCCGTAATTGCCTTTTCGCTCGTAAAACTGTTTTTGCTTCCGTCGTCTTTCGTTAGACGTTGAAACGCTACCTTTTGGATTTGCCCGAAACTTTCGGAACAAGTAATTGCGGGTACATCGGGCAACGCCGCCCCCGCCGGACATTTACAAATCATACTCTTAAAATTTTAACGTTAAAACTAATGTTTATTATCTCCGGGCTTACCCTTTGCCCGTTGTTTTCGCCTACAAAGTTATAAACTTTTTCGGTTACAAACTTGCATATATCAAAAATTATACTAATTGCGACGTTTTACGCCCCGTCTTGCGTGTGCGTATGGCATAATATTACCGTCGGCAATCTCTTTTTCATATATCCCGGTTAATCCGTCTTCGGGGTCGTCGTGCGTGTTGGCGTCAAACTTACGTAAGAACGTCGTAACATGGTCGTACACGGCTTTGTACCTTGTTTCCCAACCGAACGGCATAACGATATGTTGGTTTACCATTGCGGACGCTGTAATTATCCGGCTTTCTTTGTTGCCCCCTTGATAAAACGGGTCGGTAATTGCCCGGACTTTCTTTTTAATAACCTTTTCAAAGCCCGCCCCGCCGTTGTTGCTCTCAATCCATGCTTTTTGCGTCCCGTTGCGGTTTATCATTGCCGGAACGGTTACGGTTGTAACGTCCGTATTTTCGTCCGTCATTTCCATATCGGTAATTAAGGCAAACAATATCGGTTCCATACGTTTTGTTTTCTCATTGAAAAACATATTGTCGGACTTATACACGTCATACGTTGCGGCAAATAACAGGTCGTCGCCCTCATCGGCAACGTCCACGTATGCGCCCGACCGGATATATTGCCCGTAATCGGATTTTTCAACCCACGTTTTGAATGGCTGATATAAACGACCCTCGGCGGAACCGGGGTTGCCTTGATAGAGGCATTGAAATTGTACCGGGTCTAATGCCTTTTGCCCCTCTAATTTTTGCTTACTGTGTCGGTTCTCCCATAACGCCGCCCCCGGTTCCCGTGGGTCTATTTCGGTCGGTTGTCCGGTTTTCAACCCCTCAAAATTTATTCGCACCCATGCGCCCGGCTCTATGTTTTCCAAATCCGCCCAACACGTAACATCAATTATCGTTTCCCCGCTTTTCTCAATACGCCCTATCAAATCGTCGTCGTGCCAACGGGTAAAAACAATTAGTTCTTGACTATCGTTGTGCAAACGGGTACGTACAACGGTCGTGTACCATTTCCACGCCGCCGCCCGTACAATCGGGCTATTACCCTCGGCGTAATCCTTATACACATCGTCCAAAATTGACACGTCCACGGTTTTAGACGTAAGCGAACCGCCACGACCAACCACACGCAACGACCCCTTACGCCCGACCATTTCGATAACGTCGCTATTCCGTAAATACGTGTTTGCCATTGTTACGACGTTCGACCCGTTTAGGAATGTGCCGGGGAACAATTCCCGGTATCGGGGTGTGTCGATTATGCGTTGAACGTCCCGGTTGAAATCCCGTGCAATGGTCGCCGCATACGAACCGATACATATTTTTTTATCCGGGTTCAATCCCAACATAAAAGCGGGTAATTTACGGCTTGACCCCTCCGATTTGCCATGTTGCGGCGGCTGTTGTACAATCATCTTTCGTATTTTGCCGTGTGCGAACATATCCAACAGGGTATAATAAACGACGTGGAACGGCTCCAATACCAAATCCGGTTGCATATACCGGGCAAAGTTGATAAGACGTTTACGGGCGGCGGCTCTAACCAATTCGCCGGGGTTCTCGCTTAACGCCTTGTACATCTGCAATAATTGTTCGTTGTTCATTTGTTGCCTCCTTTTTCCCATTTGGCACACGCCCGACGACCTCGGACGATAAACCATTGATAATGCGGGCAACGCAAACAAATTGGTTTCCCGTTCAAATCCAAATGCCGTTGTTCGTTGGTTATCCATTCAGAAAAACGGCACGTATCACAAATTTCGTTCAACCATTGCGGTTGCTGTTGTCCCGGACGTACCGGGGCGGTTCTTTTCTTTGCCATTATTGCGCCCCTCCCTTTTCCGCCATAACCTTTGCAAACTCGGCGGACTGCAATTTGTCCGCAACGGCAAATAACAGGTCGTCGGGTATTGCCTTAACATCGTATTTGGGTTTGTCGTTGTCCGTGGACGCATTAACGCCCGGTATCTCAATTTTAACAGGGGCGTCAAATCCTAACATCTTTGCCCGGCGTTGTTGAATGTTCAACAGTAAATCCAAAAACCGGAGGTTCCCGGCGGACGTTTCAACCGTGGTTTCATCATACCCGTAATATTCCGGGTCGCCCTCGGTCGCATCCGTTTTAATCGGACGCCCCCGGTTGGTTTTCTCTTTGGTGCGTTGCTTTCCGGTTTTGGATACCTCCCACGCCTCCCACGCTTGTTGCTCCATTTTATCCAACTTGCGCAATTCTTGTACAATATATTCGTCGATTGTATCTAAATGCTCCCTTTTCCATTCAATAAGGCATTGTTGCAAGTCGTAATATACCATTGGGTGCGTAATAGTATAACCCGCCCCCCTTTTTTCTAAATCTCGGTTCAATTGTTCGGCAATTTCCCGATACGAATAACCACGTAAAAAAAGATTGGAACAAAAGGCAATATCATAAGTGCGTTGTTCCTCGGTGCGCTTATTATACCCTAATGGCTTCCGTTTTAGCTTTCTGCCTCGTTCTTGTTTTTCCATTTGTTAAACCTCCTTTAATGTTAAACAGGATAATAATAAACCCTTTACGCCTTTTATCTTTCCGTCCCTTTGGTTCTTTCGTCCTTTGTCCGCTTTCCCTCGGTTCGTTCTTGCTTCCGGCTCTCTGTGTTATCTTATCCCGTCCCTCCTTAAAACGTGTTTACCCTTTACAAGTTATTTGCGGGGAATTTCCATTTTAAGAGGCTTTTGTTACTTAACCAATACTTTGTATATCTCGGCGGCTATCTCTTAACCACGGGGCAAATTTACGGCTTTTCCGGTACATTTCCAACCGTTTGTTCTCTCTCACATATAAACGGCAAAACCCCGGCTTTGTTTCCGGGGCTGATTGCCTAATTGCTTATGCCTATTTCGTACCTCCCATTTGAGCAACGAAAATGCGGTTGGGTTCCACGGGGGGGTTGTATTCCGTTCCCCCTTTCATTTCCTTTATTGCCAAACATACCGGGGCGGGCTTTCCTTTTACCGGAAATTCCGGGTTAAAATATCGACACGTTCCGCATATCTTTTCGGGGCGTCGATTATCCGGGGCGCATCCGGTCGGCATATTGGGAATTTCCGACGAACATTTATTTTTCATTGTGTTTGCCTCCTTTCATTACTCTTTAATTTTTAGGTTTATACTCTTGGCAACGATACATTCCGCATGATTGTTCAGATTTGAACGCCTCGCAATAACCGTTCCCGTTGACGTCCTCATACATGAAATTGGAACAATCGCCGCAACCTTTGTTCGGTTCGTGCGGGTGCGTCCGCTTATAATTCGGGTCGGTTTGGCGTCCCTTTACTTTGTCGTATGCCATTTCCAACAAATCCCGTTGCGATATGCCTAATATTACGGCGGAATGAAATACGACGGCGTTAAGGTCTGCCAATTCATCAATTACGGCGTTCATGCGTCCGGGGTCGTCAAATTCGGGCAATGCGTGTTTTACCGCCGCTTTGTACTCGTTAAATTCTTCCTCCATTTTCCGGCAACGGGACGCAATGTTTGTTCCGAACAACTCATTAAACAGATTGGCAATTTGAGCAACAACCGGACGGGCGGGTTGCTCCGTGTAATTCTCGGCGGGGGTTCCTTTTGGTTCAAATTCCCGTTTAAAATCCTTTTCCGGGCGTGCGGTAAATCGTCCGTTCAATTCCCGGATAATGTACCAACTTTCCGGCACGTCAACGAATATGCCGTTGCCATCGGGAAAAGAAAACATTGCTTTGCCGTCCGGGGTTCGGGGCGTTACAACGGTTCCCCCTCCGGTAAACCTCAACACGTCGTCCACGTTGTCCCGGCGAAATTGGATTGCGTCCACCTCTAACAAGGTGCGACAATACCGGGTTCCCGCCGTGGCGTCCGGGTCGGTTAATCGGGTGCGCATTTCCTCCGGGTATTCCTCCGGGTCGTACTTCATATAAACCGATTGCCTACCATCGGCGTAAAAGAACTCAATAAAACGGTCGCCCAATCGTCCCCGGATTGCTTGTTTTAGTGCCTCAATCCTTTGCGCCTCCGGGGTATCGTTTCCCTCGCTACCATTTTGCGCCCAACTCAAACGTATTGAAGTATCAGACGCCGTAACCTCAATTTCTTGTTTTGTTATGTCCTCAATCATTGCGCACATATCGCAATCAAAGGGGCTTAATACTTGTTTGTTCATCGCTCTAAAAATTTATTTGTTATTACTATCCGGGGCGGCTTCAACCTTAACCCCGGCAATTGTTCCGTTATAATTAAATTCTAATGTTTCGACGCCCTTAAATCCCCCGACGATACGCAACAAACGCCAATAAATCGTTTTCCGGTCGCTCCTATGGAATTTATCGCATTGCCTACCAATTCCGGGGCAATCTTCCCTTTTGATTTTGCAGCGAACGCAACGTTGCGCAAACATTGTGGAATTGTTGTTGGCTAATCGTGCATCCGCCGCCGTCCATATCTCGGCAATCAATACCATACCCCGGTAAACGCAACGTTCGCCGGGGCGGTATTCTCTATTTGGGTCGAACGGTTCGGGTTGCTTTACTCTCATTCTTTGCCCGCTTCGTTTACATAGTCAAACAATGCGTCCAAATCTTCCTTTGCGCCTTTTACGCAAATTCGTACCCTATCGCCGCCCGCTAATGCGGTTTCGACAATCTCGCAATTATACCGGGGGCGTTTATCTGTATCATTGCCGCCGTGGTATTCGTTACAAACTCGTTTCTTTCTTCCATGCTCTCGGATTTTTGAAGTAAATAAAATGCCTCTGTTGGTTCGTTCTCGCTTTGGCACGCCCCCAACAAAAGCGTTGCCAAAGATAACAATAAAATCTTTGCTTTCATCGTTTTACCTTTCTTTTAATCCATATAAACCGTATGCCAATGCCGACAAACAATATTTTCGCCTCAATGTCAACGTAACGGTCGTAACCGTTGACCGCATCCACGGACACGCCGGGAACAACAAACCAACTCTTATATTTCCAATATTCCCGGACGTACACGCAAACGCCAACCCGTCCGATATGAACCCCAATTTGCGCCGTATGAACGTCGCCATTGTTCGGGATAATTCCGATTTGCTTTTTATTCATTGCCTTTTCTGTTTAGTAATTCGTAACTCTCTTTGTCAACTACCATAACTTTAGGATATTCGACAATACAACCTTTTGTATATACGAGATTATAGATACCCAATTGCCCCTTAACCGGAAATTCAATAACCCGGCGGGGGTTGCGCATCAACCACCCGTACCCCTTTGTTATTTTCGCCCTCTTTTCCTTTGGAATCCGGGTGTTTTCCCAATCCTCCGGCGTAAACTCTTTTATCGGCTTTACGTCGTACAACTCAACCAATCCCAAAGTAACGCCGCTTTCCATTCCCGGATAAACCGGGGACGCTGCGGAACATATCAGCACGTCGCCACGGTATGACGTGTTTTTGCTCCGAACTTCAATTGTCTTTTTCCCGTAAACAATACCGTTTCCGTCCTTGTACGCCTCCGTTACCAAATCATTTGCGTATGGCTGTTTTACGGTCAACGCACGCCAACGGTCGTGCTTTTCCGGGTTGTAATCCTTATTGCTGTACTGCATATTTACTTTTTATTTTCGGGTTCCTCGGTTTCGTCGTCGGGTTCCGGGTAATGGATAAATCCAATTTGCCGGACGTTTTAGATTGGCTCGTAAATGATAACGGCAACATCGCCGTCCGTCCTTACTCCGACCAATCGGCAATCGGCGGGAACCTCAACCCGTATTTCACTTTTCATTGTTAAACAAATCCCAATTAACAGGGACACAATACCCCGGCAATTCTCCCCGGTCAATCCCCAACGGATTAACAATACTATCTTTCCAATAGATACGGGGTTGTTCCGGGCGTCCCTCCCAATGTTCCGTAATCGTGTCGTAAATCAATCGTATTTCCCGTTTCTGATATTTGCCGCCGCTCTGCAACCCGATTTTATACAGGTCAACGAACGGATACGACAATTTGATTATCCCAATTGCCCGGTCGTACATTCCCGGCGGGATTGGCTCCACGCTTGCAAAGGTGCGGAACCCGTGGCGTTTTGCCCGTGCCAACACATTAACCCGCATCGTATTTGGGTCGGCGTTCGGCTCCAATTCGTCGCAACCTGTCAACGTTGCGCCCAAAGCGATACGGGACACGTCCCAACCCTCGGACGCCTCGGCAAAATCAATGAAGCGGTTCAACCCCTCGGCGCATTTGCTCAATATCTTAACCGGGACGCCGTGGCGTTGGCATACGCCGACCGCTTGACGGGTCAACCGTTCCGTTTCCGGCAACAACGGGTCGGTCGTAAACGAAAAGAATAACCCCGTTTTCTGCAATTCCTCCTTATGCGCCAACAATTCGTTTTTGAAAATATCCAAAGCGTATGGATATTCCCGCAACGTCTTTTTCAACTCCGGGCGACTGCCTCCCAATACCTTTGCGCCACGACCTTTGCGCAAATAACAGTAAGTACAACCGTTGGAACAACCGACAAAGAAATTGGCGGCGTTCTCGGCGTATTCCCCGGCTTTACCTTTTGGACTGTAAATAACCCGTCCGTTTATCGCTCCCATATCGTCCACGGCTTAAAATGGTAAATCGTCGTTTCCGTCGGGGGCGGGTGCATCCGGCACGGGCGGCGGCGGTACTTGCGCCCCGGCTCCGGTCGCTTTCGGGGTCAACATTTCCATATCGGTTGCGACTATCTCGGTAACATACCGTTTGACGCCTTGCGCATCGTCATAACTCCGGGTTCTCAATTCGCCCTCAATATACAGTTTGTCGCCCTTTTTGACGTACTGATTGGCTACCTTTGCCAACCCGTTTTGCAATACGACGTTATGCCATTCGGTACGCTCCGGGATTTGCCGCCCGTCCTTTGTGGTATAACCTCGTTTCGTGGTTGCCAACGAAAAGGTCGCCACGCAACCCCCGTTGTCGAACTCCTTAAAATCCGGGGATTTCCCGGTATGTCCCATCAAAATAACCTTGTTTACACTCATACAAAAAACGCTTTAATTATCCAAACAATGATACTATACAACGCCCACATATAAGACGCAACCGTCAACGTCACGAACGTGTATAACGCAATTTTATATCCGGTTTTTGATTTTATTTTCATGTCACTTGAATTTTACGCAATCCAACAAATATTGTTTCTTATTGTCCGACCATCCGGCGGCATGGTTTATCGCTTTTCGGTCGTCGTCGTATACGAACTCACAAACCCAACCGCCGACGCTTGATTTTTGAACTAATCGAACCAATTTACCAACAATGAAAGAACGCAATTTGTAATAACCTGAATTTTCGCCAACAAACAAAACCCGTCTTTCTGCATTTATTTCGGGCAGATTTTCGATTTGCGGGCGTTTCTCCCTTTCCGGGTACCTTTGTACCCTTTTAAAATCATTTTGGATTGAACGGCGGGAAATTGCCCCGTAATCTGGTGTTCTTTGTTTCGTTCTCATAATTTATATTTTTCTTTTTCTTCTTCTGTCCAATCTTTTTTAGGTTTTAAAGCCATAGGGTGCGTTTCCCTATTATATCTTATTTTTGGGTTACAAAGACAATTTTTACATTGTTCACATTCTGACGGTTCCATAGAACCGTATTCTTTCGCATACTTGCAAAGAAAACAATCTTCATTCATTTGTTGAATTAAGTCTATTTGCCTTACTATATTTCTTACACAAGCATATAAATCAATAAAATCTGTATATCTTTCATCTTGTGTTTCTACCGTATATCTATCAACAAACCTTATTCCGCTGTTTCTTTCATCATCAATGTCTTTAATTCCCTCGTCTTTCAATTTGCGTGATATATTTAGCTGTCTAAATTCCAAAATATCATTCAAAAAAACATTAAGCCATTTTTCAAAATCTTCCCACGTGTTCCATTCAAATATTTTGAATGTATCTTTTATACTCCCGTTACAATCGGGCGTTTCATCGCACCACTTATTAATTTTTTGAACTATTTTATTTATACCTTCCGGGTTATGATAAGGGTGCATTTGATATATAACACCTACTACTGAATTTATAATCAGTTTATTTGTAATTCTAACTTTGCTCATAATTTCAAAATTTGATATTCTTTCTTTAATAGTTCTATAACCTTAACGTTTCCGGGATAAATGCGCATATTTTTACGGTCGCCATTTTCCCAACGGTTGTGCATTTCAAAACAAAGGATATTGATATTGCGGGGGTCGTGCGCCATTTCCGGGTGCGAACCCCTCGTTAGGATATGCGAACAATAAACGGCGGAATAACTCGACAACGGGCGCAATGTTTCCTCGCATTGGTGCGGCTTATGTTCCCAAATCCACCTAAAAAACCGTTCGTTTGCCTGTGGGATATTCCCACGACCAAAAACGCAATACCCGAACAATTCCCGTTGGATTTCGACACGCAACCGAATATCCATTGTAAACCGCTTGTAATCCAATAGGGGGCAAAACCCCCTATCGGTTACAAATTGGTATTCTTCCCGGTCTGTTAGCAATATCGGCTCCATTGCTTACATATCCGCCGTTTCGTCCTCCGGGTCGTCCTCGTTAGCCGGGTCGCCGACCTCCGGGAACAATCCGTCCTCCTTTTCCGGCTCTGCGACCAAACCCGGTGCGGGTTCGCCGTCAGCCCCGAACAATTCCAATTGCGCCTTTTTGCCTTTGAACAAAAATGCGTAAACCTCGTTTTCAATGTCCGCAACGATTGCTTCCAATTCCTCCTCAAAACCGAACGTTTCGGTATTGAATTTCAGACGGGGCGAATTTATCGCCGTCTTTTGGTTGTTGGATACCGTGAACAATCCCGTAAGGACAACCCCAACGTTATCGTCTTGACCGGAAAAGGACACGCCCCGAACCTCTATGTTTTTCAACATTTCGTCGGCAAAATCCCGTGATAACTCGCTTTGCTTTTTAGTCGCCTTAAAATCGGACGTTTCAACCATTGAAAGAAAGGACGTAATATTAAAAATCCGTCCCATGATTGGGCGCAAACGGTCGAAACAATCCCGCAAATCCGGGTGTATGTCCTTTGCACTTTCGACGTGGTATTTGTTCGTGTAACTCTCATTGCCGATTGTTTCGGTAACTTCATAATGCACGTCTAACCCGCCGTCCTTTAATGTCTTTACTTTCGACAATGCAAACGCCTTTTCACTTGGTATTAACATAACGTTTGCGGCTTTTTTTTCTTCGTTCATATTATAATATTATTTGTCGCCGGGAATCCGCCCGGCACGGTTTTAATCAAAATTCGTTTTCGTCCAACAATTCCCGTGTCTTACTATTCGACGGAACCGCCGGGCGTTCCGGTTCCGGGGTTGGTTCCGGGACGGGTTCCCCGGTTCCGATTGGTTCCGCTACCGGGTTGGGGTCGTGGAACTCAATATTGCGCCCGCCTTTGGGCTTTTCCGGCTCAAATTGGGCTTTGAGTTGTTCCGATGGGTATTCCTTTTGCGCCAACTCAATAATCCCCAAATTAACCAATTCCGGGACGCAACGACGCAATGCCCGTATGTCCTCCAATGCGTCATGCGCCGGGAATGTTTCGCCGGGGAACAACTTACTATATAATTCCTCTAATTTTGGGTATTTACCCGGTCGCCCGTTGGCGTACAATGCACCGACAAACCTAATTGTTTTCATCATTGTATCAATTCGTTTGCCTTTGTGCAATGCGTCCTCAACGTGTGCGTCGTAATATTCCCGTCCACAATAGCGCAAAACGTTTGCTTTCAACATGGAACTATCAAAGTAAATATTATGCGCACATACAAGCGGGGCGGCGTTTGCATCCGCTAAAAATTCGTCCACAACCTCGGCAAATGGTACGCCCTCTTTAATTGCCCGTTCGGTTGTTATACCATGTATTGCGGTTGTTTCCGGGGGTATCTCGTAATTGTCCGGTTTGATAATATAACTTTTTTCCTTATCGCCCAACGACCACGCCAATTGGACGACGTGCGGGAATTTCTCAAAATCCGCATCCCATTTCAAACCCTTTGCCGGAACCCCAGTTGTTTCACAATCAAAGAAACAAATATCTTTCAATTCAAACTTTTGCATAACCTTATAAATTTTCAAATTCTGTTTTTAACTTGTTTAATTCTTTCTCAATACGGGCGATTGTTAAGGTTTTCATAACATCAAAATCAATAAAGGACGTTTTAATTTTATCAAAAACCCGTCCATCTTCTTTGCATAACAAAGTAACATTTTCATACATGAAACGTGTTGCACGTTTCCAACCCTCTAATTGCGCCTCCAATGCGCCGATTTGTTCGGCTAACTTTGCGCCGTTCTGTAATTGTTCGTTTGTCATACTCTCGGTTATTAAATTGTTAATTACTCATTTTCATTGCGGTATTTATCCCGCTTTTTCTCCAACTCCAAAACGTCCCGGTTTTCGTCTATATACTTTTGGACGTCCCGGTTACAAAACGGTTTTCCGTCCAACCAAAGCAAATGCCAATACAGTACGTTTTCCATCGGTTGCCCCTTAAATTTACCTTGCGGCATCGGGGATTTGTCGTTTAATTCCATACTAAAAAAGTCTTTTTTGCCCGTCCTCGTTGGGGGTTTGTTCAACATATTTTGCCCGTGTAATCCAAACGCACCCGCACCGCAAACACTTTATCCGGCTGTAATGCTTTGGCGTGTATTCGTGGCGGATAATCCGCCAACCCGCCAACGGGTAATTTTTCCGCTTTCCGTTACACTTGCAAAACATACCTTACAACGTTCGGGGGTCGTCAATAAATGCATTGTATTCCTCGGCGGCTATCTGTTTGAGCGTTTCGATATGTTCGATTAACTCGGCGTTCGATAAATCCGCCACGGTGCGCAAATCGTGGGAATATACCCCCGTTTCCTCGTTTACCCGTTCAACATACATAATCGGGGAAAATTCCCGCAAACGTCGTTCGGTTTGTTCCTCTGTAAGACGTTCGCCCGCCTCCCAAATTGCGTGCTTAAACGTCGGTACAACATAGTTGAAATAATACCCTTTCAAAGCCTCGGACGAACCGGGGGACGCTACAATAAACCGGGCAATAATGCGGGAACCTTTCCAACCCTTGAAAAACTCGTTTAATTCCCCCATGTACATTGCCAACCCGCCGTTATTGTTTATTGTCCCCGTCGCTGTTATTTCTCGCTTTTTCATCGGCTATTAATTTTTTCATTGTCTTATTAAACGCTGTCATTCCGATTGTATGGATAACGTCCCGTTCCGCCCGTGATAACTTCGTTTCCCGCTTATCCAATACCTTTGCAAATGCAACAACAAATTCGCCCGGCTCCAACAATCCGGCATTGTGTAATCCGTCGATTGGGTGCGCTTTCAAACGCTCGGTTGCTTTCAACTCTTTGCGGGCTTTTTCCCGGCTTTCCCATATTTCCCGAACCTCGGCGGCGGCGTTGTCGTAAAACAACCGCATTTTCAAAACGTCGGCAATTGACAAATCAGCCACGGCGGTTGGTTGCTCTTTTTCCGGCTCCGGTTCCGCCGTAACGGTGCGGGATTTGCACCGGGCGGATTGGATAAACTCGGCGGTTTCGTATTGTTCCGCCCAACGTTTCAAATTATCGTTCAATGTATATGCCATTGTTTTAGATTTTAAGGGGACGGAAAGCCCGCCCCCGGTTATTATTCGTTTTCTGTGTATTCCTCAACAACTAAATCGGTTTGTCCTCGCTTCACTTCCTCAATGAACCCTTGAAAACCGTTTTGTTTAGCAATGTCAATGATTGCTTGCAAACGCTTTTCGCCCAAACTTTCGCCCCTCGCAATGCGGAATACCTTAACCGTCGGATTGCTTGCAATAATCAGTTTGGCGGCGACCTCCATAATTTGACTATCTGAAACTTTCCCGGCGACGAACGGCACGCCGTTTAACTCTAAACCGTCGTCCGTGAACGAAAGCCCGGCAATCGGTAATTTGGACGTTGCAATAAGTGTTTCCCTTTCCTTTGCCAATGCGCCTAATTTGTCCTCAAACGTGCGGGCGGTTTTCTCGGCGGCTTCCTTTTGTTTCTTTTTTTCCATGTAATCCACAACCAACGCATTGATACGGTTGTGTTCCTCGGCTTTTTTGAGTTGTTCCGCCGTGTCTAATTGTTCCGGGTTATTGGCTTCGTATTCCTCTAACCATTTGTCGGCATTCGCTTTGCGCTTTTCAAAATCGGCTTTTTCCGCCTCAATGGTTGCCAATGTTTCCTTTAATTCGGCATCGACGTTTTTACGGGACTTTTTCGCCTCTTTTTTGGCGTCCTCTAACCGTTTTTGCGCCTCGGCGATAATGCGGGCAACCTCTTTTTCTTCATTCGCTAAATTGGTATCAATAACCGCAACGGCTTTATCGTGGTTATCGTTGGCGGTTTTAATTCGTCCGGGGATTGCCGCCAATTGTTCAACCCTTTGTTGCCGGGTTTGGCGAACCGTTTTTGCTTTCTCAATTAACCGGGCGTTCTCGTTTTGTTCTTCCATCAACGCCGTAATATCCTTTTTCTCGGCATACGTTTTGACGTCGCCGGGCTTCAATTGCTTTTCGGCGTTGGCGCAAATGGTTGTGTACGTCTTAACCTCGGCGTTGGCGTCTTTTCTTTTGTCCTTAACGGTCGTAACCTCGGCGTCAATTTCTGCAATACGGGTGCGCACTTTTTCCGGCAACAAAGCCTTTACAACCTCAATTTGTTTGCGGCGTCCCTCGGCGGTTTCGCTCCAACGGGAAAACTCCACGGCGTCAAAGTCTTGGTAGCTGAAAATCTTTTGCAACATAGAAACGTTATCCGAACGCATCCCGGTTGTTTGGGATTTAATGGATAACGTCCCACGGGGGTTGGCTTTGGTAAACTTTAATTCGACCTCGTAATTTTCGCCGTCGTTACCTACAACCATTTTTGCAAACCCTTTGTCCTCTCCATTTTTCAACACGGCGTCCCGGTTCCCGGTCAACATTGCGCCGATTGCTTTTAAAAGGGTTGATTTGCCTAACTCATTGTCCCCGGTAATGAAATATACATTACCCTCAAAATCTGCGTTGAACTCCTTAATTACTTGGAAATTCGACAACTCTAATTTTTTGATAATCATTTTATCGCTCTTTTTATGCCGGGGTTGCCCCCGGCGGTTACTACTTATTTGTTTGTTAATATCATTCTTTGGTGTATCATGCTTTGCACCTTGTTAAGCGCATCCCGGTTGGCGTCAACCTCCGACCGGGTGCAATCGGCAATAAAGTTTTCCAAACGCTTATACAGGTCGTCCAACTCTTTTGCCGTCATTGCATGGCGAACGGCTCCCAATTCGTCCTTATCCATTTTTGCAAACTCGTTTAAGGGTTTCCAAATCGCAACGTTTGGGGTCGTCGGCGTTCTTTGTCGCATCAATTAACGGCATATCATTTGTTTTTGCCGTCCAACTTTTACCCGTAACGGGCGACGTGTAAGTTACTTTGTAATGTCCGTACCCGGCAAACTCAAACCGGAAATCGCTGATTGTTGTTTTCGCTCTCATTGCTTTTATTTTTTTAGCATTACCGGGAAAACGCCCGGTCGTTGTTATTTCATGCCACAAAAATACGGGGAATATTTTAATTACCAAAATTTTTTCTTTTTATTTTCGTGTTAGGGCAAAAAAATCCCGATACGGCGCAAGTCGTACCGGGATAAAATCAAAATAATTTCATTTGCGTATCTGTTAAGACGGCAATAACGCCGTCAACTTCTTGTTCCCATGCCGTCCGGGTTGCAATCTTTTCCGGCGTTGGGTTCCGTTCGCACCTCCGTTGGTTGTGGCGCATCTGTTTAACAATGTACGCCAATTCTTCCAACGTTATTTTCGCCGGATTTTCGATTTGCGGGCTTTTGTTTTCGTCTGCCATACTTTTACCCATTCAAAAAAAATAATCGAAATACGGGGCTTAAAACAAACGGTCGTGCATCGGGGCGGGCAAATTCTCCAAAACCCAACGGGGTTTGTTGTGTAAAATGTACCGTCCAAAGTGCATTATCATAAGGGCGTCGGCATTCCACAACGTCGCCTTAACATCGGGGTAATAATCGGCGGCGGCTCGTTGGTATCGCTTTTTGCGCTCCGGCTTTTCCTCCCCCTTAACCCGCAATTTCAATTCGTTTTGCCATTTTTGGGGGTGTACCAAAACAAACGGTACGTCGCACATGGCAATTATCGTTTTCAATTTCTCGAACTCGGATAACAGTTTTTGAACCCGGAACGCCTTACCGGGATTGTCGGTTATATCATCCGGGCGCAATTGCACCTTTTCGACGAATACCAACGGGCGGCAAATACTTTTCATGTACTCAAACCATTGCCGCAACTCCATAAGGTCGCCCGGCATTTTTATTACCTCGGTTTTGTGGTTCGGACGCCAAACAGCAATCCCCCCGGTTTTTCCGGGGTCAATGCCAATAATACAATCAATCGTTATTTTGTTCATTTCCAAAAATATAAATAGTTATCAATCTGCAATTCGTCCGCAATCATACGGTCGAACGTGCGTTTTATCTCTTTGTCCCTCGCAATCTCATACGCCGTAAAATCCAATTCCGGGGCGTCGGTTCCCTTTCGTTGGACGTGGAACGCTTCGTATTTGTTGACGAACCCACGGGCGACACGTTGCATATATCGGGCAAGTGCTTGTTTGCGGTCGTCCTCGGTTCCGGCAACCTCATTGGCAAAACCCAACTTTCGCAACCAATCATAAATCAACATTCCGTCAGTAACCCCCAACACAAACCGCCCGGTATATTTGTATTGCAAAAATACCTCCCTACATCGGGCGACGGCTTGGTTGTGATAATACCGTTTTTCCTCCGGCGTCAATTCCTTTTTCGGCTCCGGCAACGCCTTATACGCTTTATGTATAACCCCGTTTTGCTTTCGCCTGTATGCGTTCAATATCTTTGCGAAATAATCGGCGTTGAATTGTTGGTAATGTTTCCTTTCGGCGTTGCCGTCCCTATCCTTTGGCAAATAGTCGTCCAATTCCCCGGTAATCAGCAATTCAAACGCTAATTTAACCTCGGACAATGTTAATTGCGAATAATAGCGTTTGAGTAAATCCAACAATCGGGTACAAATATACGTCCAATCGTCCCGGTTTTCCGTGGAAATGATAAACCCCACGTCCATTGCTATAAACCGGAACATTTGCCCCGTTTTGGCAATCAACGTTTCGTCGTCAATCTCGGCAATCTGTTTTTTTGTGGACGCCACGAAAATATATTTTTCAACCGGGGTTAATGCTTTGGCAACCTCCGGTAACTCAACCATCGCCCGGCGAACGTCAATTGCTTTTGCCGTTCCGCTATAAAGCAAAACGGCGGCGGATTGTCGTTTTTCGGGCAACGTTTGTGGCAATCTGTTTGTCTTTTCGGGTAATGTTTCCATGTTAATAATCATCTTTCAAATACTCAATAGCCCCGGCAACGTTCAATCTTTGCGTTGGGGCTTTGTATTCGGGTTTCAAATGCAACTTTTTCTTTTCGACGTCCCCCCGTATGAAATTGCGGACGGTCGCCAACCAACCGTTTTTAGTGCGCTTCATATTCTTTTGGTCGCTCCAATCGCTAACCGAATGAAAGTAATAAACCAAATCGACCTTTTCAAATTCCGGTGTCGCAAACTTACTTTCAAACTCTGAATAATCCACGCCAACGCCGTTTTCAAATTTAACCATTTTGTAAACGTCGGAATTACGGAATAACGTTTTTTTCTCCTTTGGTTCCTCAACCTTTTGTTCTTCCGGGAATAATTCCCCGACAACATTGTTGTTGGGGGTATTCTCATTATCATTTATTGTATTATCTATATTATTACTATTATACCCTAAACTTTCGTTTATGGGTACCCCTAAACTTTCGTTTATGGGGGGCATCAACTTTTGTTTAGGGGTATCAACTCCGGTTAATATCCTTGCTGCCTTTTCGGTAAATGTTAGTAACTCGTAATTTTCACCAAAACAATACAGAGTTTTGTTATACAATTCGCAATTAGGATGTTTTTGTAAAATTCCGGCTTTAATCAAATTATCAATACGCTTTATCATGCCTTGACTTGTCTTTATATTCAATAACGGCATTGCTTCCAATATTAACTTGTGGGAAATCCAAAAATATATTCCCTCCGGGGTGTGCATCTTAACGCAACTTGCACAATTGGCGAAATCTTTTATAAAATCAAAAATAGCCAAATCTATTAAATCTAAATCTAAACCGCTATTAACGGCGGCATATTGGTTTATTAATATCGAGTATTTCATAATATTGATATTTTATAAACATCCGGTTCTGCTACGGGCTGAACTGATTTTATTAATAATCCTTTTTCGCATAACCATTTAAGGCAATCAATTACAGTGCTTTTGTTTATCCCTAAACATTTGGATAAATACAAAATACCCTTTGAATACTCGCCATATCTAACACAATAGGCGTGTATCATTGCATACAACATTAACTTATTACCTTTCAAATGCAATTCGTTAATCCATTTGTTTTTTATAATAAAATCCATAATTAAAATATAAAAGCCCGCAATCCGGGCTACCACACACCGGAAAACGGGCTTTGCGCTAAATAAATTAGCAATACTTTGCAAACGGTGGTAGTCGTTTGTTTTATCGACGCAAATATAGCATTTTTTATTCATTATCCAATTGCTTTGCAGGTTCCCACGCTTTGCGCACTTTCAAAACATTATCCGCACTTTCATTAGGAACCAATGAGACAACAGGAAAGCGGGAACGGTCTCCCGGCTTTTGTGTCGTGGCAAATTGTACGTTCAAATCAAATATAATTCCCTTACAAAATCCCCGTTCTGCCAACATACCGTCGAATGTTTCCCGGATTTGCGGGATTGTGGACGCCGTACCCTTTGTTGAAAACTGCCATACCCCGGCAACGCCACGTACCAACGGTACAATAAAATTCAATGTCAACGTAATTTCCCAACCGTCGTGTCCGTCCTGTTTGCTTTTCCGGTTGGGGTAACGCTTGGTAATAGCCAACATCAAATTCGGGTATTCCTCCGTTGTCAATGTTTCGTACTTTTTGCCGTCCCAAACTTGGAACGTTTCGCCGTCGCCCGCCGCAATCAATCGTCCGTCGTCGTCCCGGTACTCGTACCGCTCGTTGCATACTTTCGCCGGGTCGTCGTCCGGGAAAACGATTTGGATTGTTTGGGGTTTTTCGCCGTATGCCTGTGTAAATAACCCGGCATACTTTCCCGTTGGTATGAAATAATCCACGCTTTGCGGGTATCCGTTGGCGTTTTTCATTCCGATTTTTATTTGTCCGACACGGGGTAATATCAAGCGGTTACTTTCCGCTTCCGGTCGCTTTATCCTACCTGTTTTCATATCTCTTTATAAAATATTACTGCAATAAACCATTCTTGCGCAAACGCATTTTGCTCAACCGCTTTTATATCCATTTGGATAATTTCAATATCGGTTCGATTAACGAATTGTTCCAATTCATACGAACCCGTAATTATTTTAATCTTTTTCATATACTATATTTCGGGGTCGTCGTTCAACAATCTTTTCTTATTCTCGTTTTTGGGCTTTTTGTGCGCATTTGCGGGCTTTTGTTCCTTTTCCGGTGCAATAGTCCGTTTTGCCGCCTTTCGTCCCGTGGCGGGCTTCTTTTCCGCCTCCTTTGCCGTTTTTCCGGTGCGTTTCACAATCTTTGTTTTCTTAATCTCCGGTTCCGGCGTTTGTTCCGGGCTTTGCTCCGGTGCGTTTTCTATCTCATACGCTTTCATTCTCAATTCAAACGCCTGCAATTCCTTTCCCTGCAATTTTTCTGCTTCTGAAAATACGTTTATATCCTCCCACGTTTGCGCCTCTGAAAAACTTTGATACGCCCCGGTAACTTTTACATAACCGTCAGAACATTTGTAAATATTGGTTGCTATGCTGTACCATCTGTGTTGGTCTAAATTCAACCCCTTTTCAACCAATTCAACGCCGTTTACCTTTGCAATATCTGTTACTTCCCACAAAGAATATGGGGCAACATCATTTATTGTAACCTCAAATTCTGAACACGTCATTTGCTTTTTTTGCTCCGGTTCCGGCGTTTGTTCCGGGGCAACCGCATCCACTTTGACGGTATCGGCGGCGTCCGTGGTTTCGTCCGGGGTCGCCTCTTTGGGGGCTTTCGTCTTAATCAATTCCGCCAAAGACAACGATATTACATTTTGGGACAAATCCGGGTTATCGTCCAAAACAACCATACCATTAACCGCCGTAAACGTATTATCCCGCTTTTCGTCCTCAATGGCGGCAATCTCCAACAGATAGGGGATTTTGCGTATATTGGGGCTTTCGGTTTGCTCTTTCAGATTGTACGACGGTTTTTTGCGCCAATCTTTCGGGCTGAAATTGAAAATACGGGTAACGGGGAATTGCTCAAAATTGACGTTCCACATATCCCGGTACATTCCTAATTGTATTTCGCTTTCCTCGTAAAAACCTTTTCGCCCGCTTTTGAAATCGACAATTGCGTTAATCCGGTCGTCGCTTCCAATCTTTGCCCGCATGGTACACGGGCAATCAATCATTCCGGCGTACTTGTAATACGGGTGTACCAACGCAATTTCAACGGCTAACGGTCGTACATCATAATCCAATACGAATTGCGCAAACGCCAATACGTCCTTTTTCAAATCGTCGGCGTAATAAATAAAGTCGTCCGGCAATCGGTAAACCTCAATGTATTCTTTTAGTTTGCCTTTCAGTCCGTCCAAATCATACGCCCGGTTAATCAATAATTCCTCAAATGCGGCGTGCATAAACGTTCCATACGCCGCCCGTTCGCCTTTGTATCGCTCGGCTTCCTCAATGCCTTTGTTCGCAATCCAATTTATAAGGTGCGGGGCTTTGGGTAATGTTTGGGACAATATGGTTGTAACCGACGGGAAAAACTCCGGGTTCCCGGCGTCGTCATATCTGTAATAATATCGGTGTCCCTTGCTGTTTAACTGCCAAACCTTATACGGGGGTTCAATCAATGTTTTTTCGTCGAAAAACATTGCAGTCATTTCCTCAACCGTCATGCCCGGTATTATCTCAAACACTCCGGTTGGTTGTTCCGGTTGAACCTCAACGAACGGGGGAATAATTGTTTGTTGTTCCTCGTTAATCTCCGGGAACATATCCGGGGCAACATTGCCGACGGTTCCCGCAACCTCTTTTACCGGGTCGCCCGGTTTATCGCTCTTTTTACTCATTGCCTTTTTACTTTTTTATATTCTGAAATTCCACATAAAACCATTATCGCACAAATTCCGGTCGTTCCAAAGTGCGCCGGGTTCCAAAATGCGCCAATAAATGCAACAACGCCCAATATGCCAAATACGGGCAATTAGGGCTTTTGCTTGCCATAACTCCGAAAACATTGTATCGGCGACGGCTTCCAACCATTCAACAAATTTACTTTTCATTGCCGCCCTCCAATCCAAACAGGTAATCCGCCGTACAATCCAACATTTCGCAAAGGATAACGACCCATTCCGGTACAATACGTTTGGTCGTTCCGTTACATAAGTTCGTCATATTAACCTGTTGTGCGCTTTCGCTTGCGCCCTCAAAAAGACGGGCGGCAATGTCTTTTTTCAATACCTTTTTCCCGTTTGCCTCCGAACGTGCAATTGCTTCGTTTACTCTTAATCTCAATGCCATAATCTTAATTTTTATTGTTGATACTCTTTTATTCTTTGTGTCCGCAATGCGTACACGTTTTTTCCTCCCAAATCGGGATATATTCCGGCGGTGTTAAATATCCGTCGCCTCCGGTCTGTTTATATTCCCCGTCCGTAACCTCCATTTCCCCGCCGCACTCCGGGCAATCGTCGTTGCCAATCAACATACATTCCAACAGACAATCCAAATAACGGCTACTAACCGGGCAAATACCAATATCCCGGATAATTGACGCTATTTCCGAAACGGTAATATCCCGTTCGTAACATTCAGAAATTGGAAAACCCCAATTATCGGGGGTATCCTTAATAATGCCTTTGTTGATTAAATCCGTAACGATTGTTTCGGCTACTTTGGCGGGTTTTTGACCGCAAGCGGTCGCCAACATCTTTAATTGCTCATTTTCTTTTATTCTCATATCATTGCCCGGTATCCCTCCGGGTAGGCTGTTATACTTTCGTTCTGCAAATGTAGAAAGAATATTTTAATTACCAAAAATAAAACCTTTGTTTTCTAAATCAATATATCCGGGTTCGTTGTATAATCCGATTTTTAACGTACATTTGCAATACCGCATTACCTAAATATCGCTCTCGGTTACTGCGTACCGCCCCCGGTTGTTCCTTTTGGGATTGCCGGGGGTATCTTTTCCAACGCCATTTGTTCCGCACAATAACAAAATCGGTATATTTCCCCATAATACCCGGTTTGTCCGGTTATCGTTTCAATAATGCCCGCCGGATATTCCCCGAATACAACATATTCATACCCCGTAAATCCGTCGTCTTTTAACGCCATTTCAAAGGTAATATCAACGTATTTGTCGCCGACCCGGTTAAACGCATGGTCTATCGGTATTATCGCAAGCGTTTTGCCCTCGCAATATCGTACCCGGTCGGGAAATAATAACGTCAGCAAATGCGCATTTCTGTAACACGCTTGTTTTTCCGGTCGGATAATCCGGCGTATCAATTCAATTTCCCGTTCGTCGAATACCTCCGATACCGGGACAACCTCAACACGTTTTGCAACGTCGATTGTATCCGTAAAATATTTATGTTGGCGGGGGTTCAAATCTAAACGTAAGAACGCCCACATTTCCTCAATAATAATGCTTTCCATATCTCAACACTTTGTAAAACCCTTAAACGCCAATCGGTAAACGTCGTATTGTTTTCCGATAACATAAAATTCAATCATACGGCTATCGTTACCAACGTCGTTTACTGCAATGGTCGGGTACGGCTCCCCCGGCAATTGGTTAAAATCGTCCTCAATATCTCGTAACCCCTCCGGGAACTCCGAACGGTCGGCGGCGAAATACCGGGTTAAACTCTCTTTTATACGGGTCAACGTTTCGTCCCCGTTCGGCTCAAATGCCGCCTTTATTTTATCCTGTCGTCTTAATGCAAACCGCATGGTTTCTAAATACTTTTTTGAAACGTCCACGACCTTTGCGCACGTTTCCGGGTTAAACATTCCAATATGCGTGTATTCCGGGGGCAATCCTAATTGTTCCGATAACCATTTGTACGCCTCCGTTCGTTTCATTATGCCACGTTTATACAATTCGTCAAAATAGCGGTGTGCCTCAATTTTACATCGGCGTAATTCGGCGTTCGCCAATCGCCCCTTTGCCCGGTCGGTTCCCTTATGAACTCCAACATACGCCCGGCATTTGGGACAATAATAAATCATTCCATAATCGACGCCGTAAACCTCAACACTATTTTTATACTCGGTTGGAACGTGGCAATACGGGCAAATACGACCTTTCAATATTTCCCGTTGTTCCTCTGTCAACTGTATATCCATAACAGGCAAAGCCGGGGTTATTTCCCCGGCTGTAAATATGCTATTGCGCTTAACCTTTTCTTTTCCTCCTTTGCGTCCTCAACGTTCCGGGCAATCCATTGTTCAACGGGATTTTCTGCAATCCATTGTTTGCGATAACTTGGAACCCAATACGCAATCATCTTTTTATATTCCCGTTCCGGGTTTGCCAACATTGCCTCCGCTCGGTTTAAGTATTTGCCGTGGTCGCCTTTGCCGATTAAATCCAACCGACCGAAATAATACGAACCGTCAGCAGTACACGCCACATAATCACGGGCGGACGTTCTCGTTGAAACGACGTTGCCGTTTTCGTCCTTAACTGTGTATAAATACTTTTTGCCTTTTACCTGTTTACTTAAAATGTACTTTGCCATAATATTTGTTGTTGTGCCGGGGGACGAACCCCCGGCGGGTTATTACTTTATTTCGTATAAACTCAATGAATTTTCGCACAATACCCACGTCGGGAACTCCTTTTTTTTGCAGATAACAAAGGCTATCCAACGCCGCCCGACTTGTATAAAACCACAACCCAAATTTTTTGCCGATAAAATACATATCATTAACGCCCGTTTCCCGGTATTTCTCGGACAACATTTGTTGGCTGTAAATGATTGACGAAAATTTAACCTTACCGTCTAATTTGCTTGCAATTTCGGCAATGTCGGTTGCCTGTGTTCTTTTTGTTTCCATAACTGAAATTTATTTGGTTCCGGGAACCCGCCCGGTCGGATTGATTGATGATAATAAAAGGATATTTTCAAACCTCGGCGCAACTTACAATGTTCGGCATCCTTAACACAACGGAAAGCACGGCGCAATAATTTGTTTGCCATTTCAACGCCTACTAACTTAATCAAACCGGAAACGCCAACCAACGTGTTAATCTTTTTACCGTTGAACATTCCGTTTACCTTGATTTTGAAAGTACGGTTAATTTCTTTCGTTGTATATTCCAAACCTTTGTAAATGTCTGCGGGGTTCATTGTATCGCTCTTTACTGTTTCCGGGAAAACGCCCGGTCGTTGTATTAACATGGTGCAAATATAGGGCTTTTATTTTAACGACCAAAGAATTTTTCTTTTATTTTCGTGTTTTCGCATAAAAAATTATTCTTTTGGTATCCCGCAAAGTTATTTTTGGCTAATTTTCGATTTAAGACACTTTATTTGCTTGGACGCACAATTTACCCGCCGGAACAAAATAATTGAAATACGGGGCTAAAAAGGGGTAAAATTAAAAACGGGGTTGCAACACTTGGTTACAATCCCCGTTTAACGTGATTATGAACAAAAAAAACCGTTATTCCTCTATTTCGATATACTCAATACCTAATATGTGGGTTGCCGGGTTCTTGCTAACGGCGTCAATCTTCCGGTTCTTTACTTTCCGGGTTTTCCATAAGAACCCTAAAAACCGTTTATACTTGACCGTCGCCGCAATCAATATACTATCCCGGTTTATATGCGTTCCGGTAAACGTGCCGTCCGGTTTTGCGCATCCGTGCAACTCAAACCACGGTTCCACTATATCAACGCATCGTAAAACAGTCGTCGTATCGCCGGGCAAATATACGATACTATCCCGGACGGTTCCCCGTAATTCGTTTATCGTTTCCAATTGGGCGGTCGTAACCGCTTGCAAATCCCGGTTCTTTGTCTGCAACGATTTTATTAACGCCGCATCATCCGCCCGGTATTTCTCAAACTCGGATAATCTCAATTTGAGGACGCCAACGGTTACGGCGTTCAAACTGTCTTTCGTTTGGTATCTTTCGACGTCCTGCAACAACGTTTCGGTATTGCTCCGGTATTTATCCCGTTCGGTCGTTAATCTCTTAATCTTGGCGTTCTGTATCCAAAAGACGGCGGCAACCGCCAATATGATTGCCGCCCAAATCAAATACTTTTTCATGTGTTTGCCGTATAAACGATTAACGAACTATCCGGCGTTTTGCTCAACGTCAAAACGTAATGCCCGCCGACGAACTCAACCGTACTGTTAATTTCGTCCTCGTTAATTTCCAATTGAGAAAAGGAAATAACAACGCCCGAAATATATACTTTCGGTATGTTGTGCAACGGGTCGGCGTTCACGGCGTCAATAAATGCGTCTATTTCCGCCTGTGGGTTCGTTACGTTTTTCGTATCTTCTTGGTTGTCCTCAACCGTAACCGTAAAAACGTCCTCGCAATCGGCAATAATGGCATCCAATAGCGGGGAAATGCTTATACCCGATTGGTTGCCCTGACTTGCAACCAATTGTTCTAAATACTTTTTCTTTTCTGCCTTTGTCATAATCTTAAATTTTACAGGTTAATAACTCTTTTGATTGCGGCAACGTGCATTTCTGCGATTTGTTGCCGTCCGGTTTCACTCATAATAAAACGACAATCTTTTTCGGTATCCATGAAAAAATTTTCCGTTAGGATTGCCGGGCAATTCGTGTGCATAAGGATATAAAACGCCGCTTCCTTATCCGGGTCGCCGTCCGAATAATCGAAACGCATACGCCAACCGTCCGGGACGAATACCCGTTGCGCTTCCTCGGCGAACACGGTTGCGATTGCATCCGCTTTGGTTTCTCCGGGCGACGTGTAAACCTCCCAACCCGTACCGCCCCCGGCGTTGGCATGGACGGATACCAAAAACGCCATACCGTTATAATTCCGGTAAATCTCATTTGCACGGCGGCAACGTTCGCCCAATGTAACGTCCGTTGTTTCCGGGGTTAATATTTCGTACCCAATCCCTAAATCGTCCAATTGGGCGGCAATCCGGCGTACAATATCCCGGTTAAACTCCCATTCAAACAATTGCGCCCCGTCGCTCCATACGGGGGAACGTTTCCCGGCTGTTTCTTCGCCGTGTCCGTTGTCTAAAATAACAATAGGTTTCATTCTTGACCTCCTTTGTTTTCGTCGTTAATAATTTCTTTGTCATTCTCTTTTTGGAACCGTTCGATTATTGGTTGCCAATAAGACGGCAACGCCCGTGTAAATTCTAAACGGATAACGTGGTATATTATCCGCAATGCTATTTTTTTCGGGTATGCTTTTATAAGGTTCCGAAAAGCATTTTGCAAATATACGTACATAAACACATACGTAAGCGATTTAATTACAATCATTGCCGCCCCGTTGTCCCCACATTGCAACATAACCGAATAAATTACGTGTACAATCGTAACGTACAACAGCAATTCCGCCAATGCGTTCTTAAACTTGTTAAACGAAAAGCGTTTGCAATTCTTTATCGCCACGCCGTCCGCCCTCATTCCCGCCCAAATGTTGAACGAAAACATAATTATCAAAGCGTACATAAAACCAGCCGTCGGGGTCAAATATGCTAATAACGGACTTGCGGTTGTGGCGAAAATCATGCGCCATTGTTCCCAACTAAAAAGTTTATCCATATCGTCCATAAATATAAAGTTAGGGGCGGGCGGAAAACCCGCCCCGTTTTTGGTTACTGTTTGACAATCTCGCACAACATAAATTCCGTGCGGTTATCAACCGCCGTAATTTGTATTTGGTTCGGCACGGAAATAGGCGCATCAAATACTAATTCGTCCTCTATTTCGACCCATTGCAACGGGGCGTAATATGTACGGGTATAATATGAATTATTACCCGTTAGAACAAATCGCACGTCGATACGGGCGAAATCAAAGGTTTGCGACGTCCTAACATCGGCGGGCAAACTGTTAATATCCAACGCCTCGGTCGGGTAATAACGGGCTGTCAATTTCAACTTATACCGTTGTACCTCATAACTTGCGCCTTGCATGGTCGGCAACGCCTGTTGTATAACGTCGCCCGCATCCAACCGCAATATTTGTGTTACGCCCTTTTGACTTGCGTAATACGTTGGTATGTGGTTCCCGGTCTGTTGTACTCCGTTGGCATCCGTGTATGTAACTTTACCGTCCCAAACAACGCCCTTACCAACAGGCAACGCCCAATCGGTTTGCGGGTTCTCAAATGTGGTTTTCGTTAATACTTGCGTCCCGTCGCCCTCAACCAAACCTAACATTTTGGCGGTATCGTATCGCTTAACGTCTTTCAACTGCGTTGCTTCATATTCCGCCGATACGTTTTTGAGGACAAACGCACCCCCGCCGGATTTTTTAACCAACAAATCGCAACGGTCGTAATCTAAATAATTCGTCATACCCTGCAATTCGTATTCCCCATTGTTCCCGGATAAGGCTTCCCATTTACCCAATTTATTTAATGCGTTGGCGAAATAGGTTGCGCCCGGTGCGGTTCTCAACGTGTTATACTCCAATGTAGCGGAACCCGTACCGGATACCCTCGTTAATGTTCCCGTTGTATTGCCCGGCGCATCAAATGCCGCATCCGGGTTGGCTATCAATGTGGCATCGCCCGTAAATTGTTCAACTGTAAAATTAACGCCGGGGTTATTGCTATCCGTGTACACGTCGCCAACTACAATATTGGGGTTGGCTGTTGTAATTCCAAACGCCCCCGACGCATCCGACAAACCGATTTGCAACGTTGAGTCAACATATTTTCGTATATATACCTCTAATGTGTCGTCGCTTTCGATTTTGAATTTTACGTTTTTCAAATACTTACCAATCGCCGGGAATGTAAATTGCAACAATCCGGTATCGTCCATTGATATTGTACCGCCTTTGCGGGCAACATTGTATTCGCTTTGTACGCCCTCAACCGCCCCGATATTAACAGTATTGCCGCCTGTGTCAGTATATACGGTTAAATCCAAACGGTCAACGTATTTTTCAAAGCCGGATTTTAACGGTACATGATGCAACGTTAATTCCCGCCAATAACGCATCTTTTCAAAATTATTGTCAAACAATAATTCGCCAATTTGCGTGTACGGGTTACGGTTACGGAATATCTTTAACGCTGTTTGCGGTCGTTCAATGTCTGCCAACAGTTTCATAAACGAATACCATTGTTGCCCGTTGGTTCGGGTTGCGTAATGCGCATTGTACCACCACGGGCGATATAATGGCGCATAGAACCGGGAACCGTACCCGTTAATGTCGTAATACATATATCCGTATTCCCGTGCAACCTCACGAACAACCAACGCCCACGGTCGCCCCATATCGCCGTAATAACTTGCCAAAATTGGGCGATAACCTAACGATTTTAACCCGGAACAACAACGAATAATATTTGCCTTGAAATACTTTCCGTCAACGCCATTTGTGTAATAATTGGCTTCATTGCCTCCTAACACAACCAAAGCGACGCCGCCCGCCATATCGCCGGGATACACGTTTGAAATATTTTGCCCTATCATCAAACTGTTGAAATGTTCGATATAATCGGAACCCGAACGGCTGTAATTCTCAACCGACCAATCCAACAGGGCGGACAAATAGGAAATAAACGCTTTATCCTTAACGCTTCCGTACCCCTCGCCATGCGACGCACCGAACAATAAGAATGTCGGCGTATTCCCCAACGATATTGTACCAACGGTATTGCCTCCGCCGCCTATATCGTCCGGCAACGCTGATTTTTTAACCTTGTATTCCTCCGCAAATGGTTGATAAGGGGACGGCACAAACGACGGGTTGTAAGTATCGCCAACCTCCTGTAACATCAATTTCGCATAATCCGGGTTTCCTTGATAGTTAAATTTTAGGTTCATTTGCAGATATGCCGCTGTTGGCGACGTAAGGATTTGCCCGTTATCGGTTGAACCTGTCCCGGCGGCGTTCGGTGTGTACCAACTTGAAATTTCTGCCCCGGTTGCCGCCGCACGTACTTTCGTCGGGTTGGTTTTGTTTTCGTCCAAACAACGAATATTCGTTGTACCTTCCGTCCCGTTTACGTTTCGATTTGAAATGTAATAGTACGTATTAGGCTTAACCGGGATTAAATCGGTTGCGGCGTACAAATCTTGCGTTGCGACGGCGTTAAAACCTCCGGTTGAATTTACATAACCGCCGATAACATCGCCGGGGAAAACGTTTTTACTCGTTATTTCGGTTATGTCTGTTATAATATCGTTGTTCTTTGCAACGGTTGGTTCTATTTCCGTCAACCG